ATCTGGTTGAAGTGACCGTCAGCACTAAACTGGTTTGCAGTGCCTTGACCAAGTGCTTCACCATCAGCGGTTGAACCTGCGGCACCAGTTTTATAACTAGCTACAGCTTCTGTTACTTCGTTTGCAACAACGGTCGCACCAGCAAATGGGTCAGTACCAGTATGGACAACGCCACTAGAACTGGAATCACCAGAAAATCCGGTGTCTGCTTCGTTATGTAGAGCTTCTGTTCCACCTTGAGTAGAATAGTTAGACTTCATTGCAAAGATAAGACCGGTTGGTCCTGTCATTGGTTGCACACCAAGAATATCAAACGCCATCAAGTTTGGCATAGTCCGGCGAATCATAGAAATCATCACTGGGTCTGCATATTGCAGAGCACCAGAAGCCGCAGCAGTAGGTGCAATGTTTGCAGGGGTGTCTTCGTTGAGCATTGTAGAATTGCCAAGAGCATTTTCTTTGCGAATGGCTTGTTCTGTATTTTCCAAAAGAATAGCAGTTACATTTTTTCTGTAATTGTCTGCGATTGGAGTTTGGTCTTCGTGATCGAGTACTGGAGCCCACTTTTCTTTCAGGCCCTGTACATAATTTTCATTTAAATCGTGCATGTTTTTATCTCCTTAGTAGATTTTATATGTTATCATTTATTATTTATAAAAATTTAATCTTTAGGTTTATTCAAGGCGTGTGCGTACACATCCATGATAGTCCTAGGCGATTGAACTTTATTTTCCTCTTGAACCACTGGCGAATCTTCTACCGAAGTTTCTAATGCACTTTCATCAAGAATACCGCTTTCAACGCTTGTCTCAGACGGAAAATAATTATCTCTAATCAATGTGATTTTTTGCGCCATATCATCAGTGTTATCGAATTCGACATTTTCACTCAAATTTCTAATTTTATCAACTTGGGTGTCTGTGAGTCCTTCGGTAACATTCATTAATACGATGTCTTTTTCCAATTCAACCAATCTTTTGTTCAGTTGAATATTCTTTTCAAATTGCTCATTCAACTCAGATTCTTTCGAATCAAGAGTTTCAAGAGCTTCACTATACAGGTCTAGTTTCTCTTCTGGGAGTTCGATATAGTTTTCTTCGAAAACACCTTTGATACCAGACATGAAATTTTCCATAATCTCCATTTTGAGACCTGATTCAATTGCGAGTTGGTTTTCTTTGATATACTCTCCCGCAACATAGGTCAGATACTCATCGACTTTTTCAGACAATTCTTGTCTAATTTCTACAACTTCAGCCTCAATGTCACTTTGGTAAGTGGCATAAACTTCGTCAATTTTTTCGTTTACTTTATTGATAACAGCAGCTTCAAAAATTGTGCTGACCTGTTGTTGAAATTCTTCTGACAATTCCTGTCCATTTAACATAGCATCGATGTCCTCGGAAATGTCCAAGTCTTCTGATGTGATTTTAAAAGCTTCAGCAGAAGTTTCGTCCTCTGCAATCTCTTCCAAATCTGCAACCAATTCATCATCTTCCTCTGAGAGCTCTTCGACCTCATCGTCAGAATCAGTAGATTCTTCTTCGATAATTTCTTCTGTGGATTCAGTAGATTCTTCATCCGCTTCGGCTGTTTCCTCTACGATATCTTCTACTTGCTCTTCAGTTTCTACAACTTCTACAGTCGCTTCATCTTCGACAATATCTTTGTTTTCTAAATCTGTCATTTTGTGTCTCCTAATGAGTTTAATTTATATTTATTTATAATATTTACAATTTCGACATGAAATCTTCGAAAAGATCAATTTTGAGTTTTTCAGTCTCAATTCTTTTTTTGTTATCTAAGGAATATTTATACTGAGAAATTTGACTCTCTTTCATAATTCCATTATCCCACACCCATTCTTTACCTTCCATGATACCATTGACAAACGCATCTGGAGCACTTGGGTCTGCAACAATATCTGCTGCGGTGGCCAGATAGAAATCGTCTTGTACGATATTTTTACCGCCCGACTGTTTTACACTACCCATACCTCTAGAAGAAACACCCAATGACGCACCTTCTTGAATAAGATTCTTGACAATTTTCCCATAAGGAGTCTCTGTCATAATCTTTGCTTTACCGACATAATTATTGCCCTCTTTTTTAAGTGACTTAATCATGTGGGAAACTCTTTCTAAATTGATAGACGGCCCTTCTGGATGTCCCAGTTCTCCGAAAGCACGATTTTTCTGGACATATTTTTCGTCATATCTTCTGACTTCTTTATCCATAATTTCTTCTGGATATTCCCGTCCATTTCTATTTTTAATATTAGACTGTAAAAAAACGCCTTCAATGAATAAGTCTTTTCCTCTAGACTCTACAATGATATCCTCTACTACTTCTGTGATAAGTTTCATTAGATTCCCGTCCTCTTGTTCATAGATCTCTGTCTCCTGACATTCGCCATGGCGCGTTTGCCTTTTGACTTTCGAGCACTTTTCTTATTTCTAAGACTCATTTTTTTGAGTTCAGTTGGTGAAATTCTAACCTCTCGGCCGTTTTTAACTGTCCAACCTTTTCCTTTTTTAGAAGAAACTTTAGCTCTTTGAATTTTTCCTTTGCGAACCCGTCTTTTCATTCTGATAGCTTCGTCTAAAGATTCATCACAAAATTCTCCGAATGTTAGCATTTCTAATATCCTTTCTAATTTTCCGATTGATCTTCGTCGGATTCGGTTTCTAAATCATTATCATCTTCATCATATTCTTCAGTATCCACATCTTCATCATCGTCTAAAATATCTGCCCCAATATCAGCTGTCATATTTTCTAATTCGGCTGATATTTTATCTTTTAGAGCACTTTCAATTGAATTAGCTGCATCTGAAGTGTTTCCTAATACAGCTGCATCAACAATGTCTAAGTATGGATTATTTATAATATTTTCGTCTGTCATCTCAATTCCTTCATTTTTTATCTAAAATTACCGTCTTCTTCTTCATCTGGTTTGAATACTGGATCTTTCTTTTCAGATGTTATTTCTTTTTTCATTGCATTGACTTCTTCTTCTGAGAATTTGAGAAGATTTAACATTACCCATTTATTTGAATAATATCTACCTACATAATCACTCATATTAGACAATAAATCTATTCTACCAGCCAACATCTCTTGATTTTTAACTTCTGCATGATATGAGTCTTGTGTAAAGTCAAAAATTAAATTTTGTGAAATTGCAGGCCAATCTTCTGGTGCAATTATTTCTTTTAGTATGAGTTGTTTTTTAAGCAAATCTAAAAACAATAGGTTGAATTGTTTTCTCAGTCTTACAATGAATCTGTAAAATTTATATTCATCTCTTGAAATCTCTGTAGCCCTGCCAAGTTGCATACCAGCATCTTGTTCTAACCTAGAAATAGGTACATTTAACGACTTGTATAATTTCTTTTGAAAGTATATAACATCGTCCATTTCGCCCAGATTTGATCCGCCTGGCAAAGTTTCAATCTCTGTACCCCTACCACCCTCTCGGCGTGGAAACCAGAAATCTTCTAACATAGACATATGCCGTCTATCGTCCTTTACTTCACCTGTGTTTGCATCATATGCGACTTTATTTTTGTACTTATTCATAATGTCGCCGATATACTGTTCGGCCTTGAGTTTTGGGAGGTTTCCAACATCAATATAAAATACTCTACGCTCGGGTGCGCGTGTCCATCTATAGATAACGACAGAATCTTCTACCATTTTAAGTTGATTGAGGGCTTTTATTGCTTTGTGCAAATGTCCAATGACATGATTTTTTCTAGAATCTTTCAATCCAGATGTTACATGTGCAATTGCATCAATCGAAATAGGAATACCGGACTGTTTATCTACAGTTCCTAATCCTCTTTCATTATAAAGATAAAATTCTTTGACACCTTTAACAAGATTATTTTTATTTTTATCCATGCCTTTTTCGACATGTTTAACTTTTTTAATTCTTCTTGGATCGATTTTTCTTAATTCTTTGATGCCATCTTTGGGTTTGTTTTGATCGATAATGATATGATAGTAAATCCTGCCATCTACATACCAACTTTTGAAAATATCATATCCATTTCTATTGAATTTCAATAGACTCAACACAGAATTGAATTCATCTACTACTTTTTTCTTAATCGGTTCTGATAAATCTAAATTTTTTGTGAGAAGTTTTACTGGAGCATCATCAGCTTCGTTGACAATAGCTTCTGAAACAATATCATCAATCGCAATTTCAACCTCTGGATTGATAGACATATCTCTATACCTATCAATAAGTTCCGAATCGCTTTTTGCACCGCCGTCTAAATCCAACGATGTCGAATAAAAATTGCTAGAAACTGTCAAATTGCCATCGTCATTCGCAGCCTCGGCGGGTACGAATGACTTTAGCTCTTTAGTTTCTTCATTAGTTTTTAAGAGGGTAAACCCAAATAATTTAACTTCCATACTATATCCTGTCTATCAGACTATTAGCTAACGCCGATTTGAGCGTTCGCGTCTTGGTGCTGCCAATAATCATAAGCAAATGTCACTGTAAATTCTTCAATAGAGTCGTTAGTATCCCAACCAAGTTCGATTGTACTAATTTCTGTGGGGAAAAGACCCATGAATTTATATTCTGCAATCGGCAACGCAGTCGAAGATTTTCCGAAATGTTGGACAATAGCTTCGGCTTTATAACTTTGAGCGGGAGCGCCCAAATCATTTCCTACATGAGAATTTATTGTTTCCATCCATTTTTCTAATGCATTTCTAATTCCAAAATTTTCTCTATTGAAAATGGTAACAGTCCAAGGTTCGAATGTTCTATTGCCGGCAACTCTAATTTGTCTACCGAAATACGGTACATCAACTTGCGCGATTGTGGCAGAAGGAATTTGAGCCGCTTTTACTTCAAATTGTCCGCCATTTGGAATTGTAATTCCAGTTGGGGCTGTAATCATAACAGAGAAAAGATTCGGACGAGCGCCCCCGTCCGAAAAGTTTGATTTAAATGTGTCTACATTAAATGCCATTTTTTGTTATCTCCTAATTGTTTATTTTTATTTATATTAAACTACACCAACGATTTCATCAAAACTTACACCTGTGCGTACCGCGACAAAGTTAAGTTGGATAAAGTTGATAGAACGTGCTGGTTGAATGAAGATATCACCGACAAATTGATTAGAATCAATGACATTATCTGTATTGTTTGTCGAATCACAAACCACTTTAAAGTCATAAATACCACGTCTACCTTTGATGTCCCGTAAGAATGGTTCAATCAATGATGTAAACTGGGCCCGTGTAAATTCATCGTTAAATTCAAACAATGTAAATTTCGCAGCAGTTGCAATGGATTTTTCAAGTACAATAAACAATCTTCTAACATTGATTCTATCAAATGCAGATGGTCTCATTGTGAAGGTTTTGTCACCGAAAAGAACAGTTCCTTGGCCAGTAAAATTGACTACCGGATTAATTGCTTCTTTATATAATGAATCGCGGTCGCCCTTCTTTTGTTCTACCATAGTTTTTACAACACCTTTGTAAACACCACGATTGAAACCAGCAGGAGAGAACCATGCATCCCTTTCAACTTCACTTCTTACCATCAATCCAGCTGTGTCACCATTAAACGGTACAAATCTGAATTTGTTGTTATACTTATCTGACATATATTTGTAGTTAGAGTCTGCAAATGCATAATTACTCTTTCTGACAGTTCTATAAAACTCTAAAGTTCTAGTCGAATTACCAGCTGTTTTATCAACCATAACAACAGCTTCGGTCGGAGAAATACATGCAATACAATCTTTTCTATCTTGTGCAACAGTAATAATGTGTCCAATCATACCAGCTGGACTACTTGCAAGATCTGCACTCTCACCCTGCAACAAAAATGACACGTCTACGGTTTCAGTATCTTTATAAAGATCGTAACCATCTTCAAAATGCCCCTGCAATGGTGCTAGACCATCATTACCATTTCCAAATGGTCGAGAAATGTACAATTCAGAACCGTCAATTGATCCGCCCTGATTTAATTTTGCAAAATCTCTTTTAATAGAGGTTGGTATAGTACTGATATTTGTTCCCCAATCCATACCTGTTGTTTGTGGATGATTTACACAGAATACATAGTTAGAATATTCGTTAATCCAATCTACATAGTAAACATTTTTTCCGTCAGAACTTTTTCCGTTTCCTGCTTTAGACATATTTTCCAAAACTTCGACTACAGAAATACTGCCATCATCGTTAGAAATTGTTACAATTAAACTTAGTCCCTGACTTACGGGTTCGTCATCTGCCGAGATTGGAGTTACACTTGGATCGATTGTACCATCATTTGCTCTTGGAACACCAGATAGATTTGATCCGATAGTTGGTTCATCAGATAAAAATGCGTCATAGGAAGATTCGTCTACTAAGTATACATGTAAATTATTACCCCAATTTCCTGGCGATCTTGCGATAAATTCATGTCCTGTAAGATTCATAGAACTTGTGGCACTACCAAATAATGCAGTACTTTCAAATTCATTTTTGTTTTTGGACAAAACCTGAGCAGAATCATATGTAAAACTATTTGTCAATTTTGAACTGATAGTTACTGCAACCGCAACACCATCAGCCGGAACAAAAGTTCCATCTAAAAGTCCGCCAAATGTTATCGAACTACCATCAGAAGAAAGTGTATATTGACCTTGGGCAGAACCTACTGAAGCAACTACACCATCCACCGAAACCGAAACAGTTTCAGAATTGGATAAATTTACCGATGGGTTAAGTGTAAAGGACTTTCTGGCAGGAACAGTTACCGTTTCTGTCTGTCCAGTACTCGGAAGATTTGTTGTATATGTGATTACTTTACTACCAGCGGTAACTGCAAAATCTGATGAATTATGCATTCCAGTTGTGGTATCCCCAGCAAAACTACCACCAGCTTCTTGATCTGATGTTACTGTGTTGTTTGTGACAGCGTGAGAGCCTGGAGCTTTAAGCAATTCAAAAACAGACTGTTGAGCGACTTTAATAGTT